TCTTAGGAGGAGATTGCAGCTGATAGCTGAGTTCCCCGAAACATTTATGAGTCTTACTGTAGCGGTAAGTATACTCTTGACCGAGTGCGAAAAAATGCTCTACGAGCCAGTTGTAGTTCTCAACCGACTTGCGCGCCCATACGGCAGAAGGATGGTTGATGTGCGTAGCTTGATATAGGACAGTATCGCGCGCATCGTCGAGAACCCAACGTTTCGCGTTGCGACCAGTTTTGGTCTTACCAGCAATTTCCCTACCGTCTAGCACTCGATGCGCAGTCGAAAGCAACTGCGCAGATTCTAGAATCATCTTTACGACGTGTTTGTCGACCATCCACTGAGCAGCTTGCACAGGGTCAGGCGAGACATAGAAGATGTTCACTTACGTTTCCATTTCCTCAAAGCTTGTTGACGATGGATAGGATTTGCTTTTTGATAGAAAACCTCACCATCTAGAAAGTCCATACATTGTTGAAAAGCACGAGCTGTCATACCGGTATATGTTTCAGTTCTGATTTCACCATTCGGAGTGGCGAAACGAACCTTACAATGTTGCGGACGCTTTATCTTAACCTCTAATCCAGGATAAGTCAAGCTAATTTCATCAAGCCGAATTTGATCATTGCTTGGCATAACAATTCTTGGGTTGAAACAGACAAAGTTCTCTGGAGCGCCGCGCATACCGAAAATCCTAAGAGGAATCCCGACTTGAGGAGCAGTAAGACAGATTGCGTTGTTATCGTACATAAACTTGATGAGCTCTTGAGAGAACTCAACCGGATCAAACGGTGGGTTCTTGAAATCAAAAGGTTGCGACTTCTCTTTCAGTTGAGGGTCTCGGTAATCAATAACTTTCATTCTGCAATCCTACTAAAAGATTTTGTCTTTACAAACTTGATAACATTCTCGAACTTGTCGTGTAGAGTGTCTCTATGAGAGATGATGAACACGTTTGAGTCTCTGCTGATGTTCTGTAGAATCTTTAGCAAATCCTCAGCCGAGTTACCATCAAGAGAACTATCGAACACTTCATCGAGAATCAAAAGGTTCGTGCTAAGAGAGTTACGAAGTTTAGCTACAGCTCTCCAGGTAAACAGAATAGCCAAGTCAATCTTCTGCTTTTCACCTTCGCTGAAGGATGCGTAGCTGAACTCGTCGCGGTAACGAGACTTGATGACTTCGTTGAACTGCTCGTCTAGATTGAACTCAACAAACAGATCGAACTCAGACAGATACTTATTGATCAGCTTGTTGATGACTGGTATGTATTGATTCACGATACGAGTCTTGATACCTCCATCTTTCAACAACAAAGCTGCAGCGTTCAGGACACGCTTGTCCTCCTGCAGTATATTATAATGGTTTGACAGATTTGTCAAGTCTTTTTCTAGGTCAACAACCTTCAAATCGGAATTTTCTTTTGAAGTTTTTTTAGCTTCATCAAGCTCTTTTGATATCGTTCTAACTTGATCGTTAAACATCTGAATCTTCAGAGTTTCATGAGATGCCTTGGTTCTAAGATCATCACATTCCTTATCAATTTCAAGTATCTTGCCGAGCTCTGCGTTGGTTTCTTCATACTTTTGCGCAAGTTGAGAAAGACCCGACTCAACTTCTTTGATTTCGTTCTCGCGCTTCTCTACGATTTCGCAGCTAAACTCAGAACTAATCTCTTGTTTGCAAGTCGGGCAGTTGTCGTGATTATTGAAAAAATCAATCTCTTTCGAAAGAGAAGCAGTTTTGATCTCCATCTGCGCTCTCAGAGTTTTCAGCTTCTCGACTTTATTCTTAACGCCGCCAAGGTTTGTAAGATAATCTGATTTTGATTTGATTACGTCAGATAGCTCGCTTTTAGTCAGTCTAGCCTCTTCAATCTTCTTTTCAACGTCAGCAAGAGCGATTTTCTTCTCTTGAATGAATTGTTCGTTCTTAGATTGAACTTCTTTCAGGTGTTCTCTGACCATCTTGATCTTGGCTTCAACGATCTTTCGGTCGTTTTCATTATCCTGAATGAGACTTGTATTGTCCTGCACCTTCTCTTTCAGCAGAGTATTCATTGTCGTGAATACCTGCAAGTCGAGTAGGTCTTCAATGATCGCTCGACGCTGCGAAGCAGGAAGCTGCATGAAAGGAACGAAAGAAGCAGAACCAAGAACAACAACCTGACAGAAAGATTTGTAGTTGATCTTCAGAACGTTCTTTTCTAGAACTTCCTGATAGTCTCTCATTTCAGCCGATTGGTTGACTAGGTTATCGTTACAATAAACCTCGAACACAGTAGGCTTGATGCCTCTGACGATTTTGTAATGATTGGATTGAACGGAAAACTCAAGCTCTACAACCAACTCTTTACGAGTGATTGTGTTGAGTAGCTGTGGCTTGTTGATGTTTCTGAAAGTTTTACCGAACAGAGCAAAAGTAAGAGCGTCAAGAATTGTTGACTTACCTGCTCCATTCTCGCCTACGATGAGAGTGGTCCCCGGAGTAGACAAGTTTAGTTCTGTGAAGATGTTTCCCGTTGAGAGGAAATTCTTCCATCTTATTGTTTTGAAGTGAATCATTCTACAGTTATCGCCTGATTATACAGATCGACGATCACTCGTTCAAGTTTATCCCTGTTCAGATTAGGAGTGTTGACTTGATCGATATGTTTCATGAAGATGTCAAGAGTGCTTTCGGCTTCATTGACGATTTCGCTGTCTTCATCAAGATTTAGGTTTAGGTGATCATCGACGATCTGAAGGTTGAGAATACCTTGTTTTTCAATACTCTCACAAAACTTATCAAACCAAAACGGATTCGTCTTGTTGGTGACGATCAGCTTTACGTAGGTTCCTTTGTGCTGAGTGAAGTCATAGTCAAGCAATTCTTCCATCGTTTTTGAAGAATCGTCATACCAGACCTTACTGAACATTATATAAGGATTCTCAATAAAAGTCAAGTCTTTAGTTTGAAGATCCAGTATGTGAAACCCGCGAGAATCGCCGTAGTCAGACCAAGTAAACTGACCATGAGAACCAACGTAACTAATGCTACCATCAGTGGACCGATGATGAAAATGACCAGAAAGTACGCAATCAAACTTATCAAAAAGTCTACGATCTTCTCCATGTGAACAGATACTCCCTTTGAACATTTGGAAACCTTGTAACTCAAGATGTCCCATACAGATTGTTGATCTTGATTTTTCAATCATCTCTAGAGCGTGTTCTTTATTATCAGAACAGATCCAGGGAACGAACAAAATTGGTGTCTCGTGAATCACAACTTCGGTCGCGTTCTGGTAGATATGAACAGACTCATCACACAATTCTTGCACCGAGTTGACTGCGTTCGTGTTTTTGTAATACGTGTCGTGATTACCCAGGATTTGATGCAGCTTAAGACCCATATGCTCTATCGGCTCTAGGAAGTCTTTACGAAGGCGATTTGCAGTCTGAATGTTGATGTACTTACGGCGGTCAACTAGATCACCAAGATGCACTATAGTCTCAATACCTTGATTATGAATCTCAGGAAAGAACACATTATCAAGGAATTTCTTGAACATGTCCATGAACGCAACGTTATCATTTCTGATACCGGCATGCGTGTCTGCGATTATAGCAATCTTCATTCAGCGACGCTTCAAATGACGGTTACCGAAAGAAAAATACTCTTCGGCACTTTTTGGTTCCCTTTCCGAGACCTCCATACGATTATTCAATACGTCTTCGCAAAACTTTTTGATATTTTCCAGGTGCATACGCGAATTCTGCCTAACGTTGACATTAGGGTGAGACAGAGCATTTGTAGCAAAATCAATTACAATTTGCGGTAACACGTTTAACTTAGGGTTTTTGTCATTGTCCATTCGATTCTTCCTCCACGAACTTCTCTACACCCTTTATATTACTACTCTTTTTCGTTTTAGTCAACTTCTTTTCGAAGGTATCGATGATTTCATTTGTGATGTCATTGTACTCGCTCTTTTTCCCCATAACGTGGTTGAACGTATCTTCATCAAGCTCCGACACTAGCATGTTGTTGACCATGTTCTTGTGCTTGATGTACTGCTGCTTCTTCTCTTTTGAAATTCTTCTGATAAAAGCATTCCAGGCAATTTGAGTGAAATAAGCGAACGGGTTGCTTGACTTCTCTGGATCAAACCCATTGACAGAAGCAATGCAGTTCTCGATACCATCCGCTATCATTTCATCTCTGAAAGAGTAACCGATGAAATTGGGCTTGGTTGAAAGTTTGTTACAAATTGCTAAAATACATTGACCGATGTAATCAGAAACCTGAGTGTTCGGATTCTCAGAAAGTTTTTGTTTGTAAACAACGATCGCTTCGTAGAAATCTTTGTTATTCACGTAGTGGCGCTTGGGTTTTGCTGACATAATGCTTGACTTCTCCATAAATGTAGGTATAATCACTAGTGTGTGAATGATAATGGTTACAGTAGATCTACAGTGTAAGTCTTGTAGGGAAACTTCTCCTCGCTATAGATCTTGATTCGCTCGACGAAATGAAGGATAGTATGGTTTTTTTTAGACTTCCAAGTCAGGTCATCGGCAATGTCATACAGAGTAGCTTCTGATTTAGTATCAGAAGTTCTGAGACCTCTACCGATCGACTGGAGGTTCCTCACCCTGGACTTTGAAGGACTAGAAAATACAACATTGTGCAGATTACGAATGTTAATGCCGGTGGAGCTAGTTCCGTAGCTAGCAACAACAATAGCATTTTCTTCTGTCTCAATGATTCTCCGAATTTCTTCACGTTTCTCTCCATCAATAGCACCAGAAATGAAAAAGACCTTACGATCAACAGCTTCTTTTGATATAAGATCATATAGGATTTTGCCGTGTTTTTCGACAAACTGGAACAGTAACAGAGTGTTACCACTCAAAGAAAGAGCAAGATTCTTGATGAATCGATTGCGAGCTTCGTTTCTTACAATGAAGTCTATCTCGGTTTGATAGTCAGTTCCAGCCATAAGTTTTCTTACGTCTTCTGGATACTTGAGAACGATAGCCTTGATGCTGAAATCAGCAAGATGTTTTTGTTCAATCAGATCGGCAGTTGTTGTGATTTTACGAACTGCGCCAAACAAACCTTCGAGCACAAGCTTGTGAGTTTGAGTGCCGTCCAGAGTTCCGGTGAAACCGAATCTGTATTTACAACCAGTCATCTTGCCCATGATCGTTGATAGAGACTTGGCTTTAAACAGATGCGCTTCGTCACCAATAACAACGTCAAACTGATCGAACCATTTCTTCGGCTGTTTGTAGATTGACTGCCAGGTTGAAATGACGAAAGGTTTGTTCGATTCTTTTTCTTCGCCAGACATAATCTTATGAGTCATTCCCTTCGGTAGACCATAATCTTCAAAGTCGGAAGCCATCTGATGGACGAGAGATGTTGTTGGGACGATCACAAGAGTCTTGGATTGATACCAACAAGCCAGAAGGTAAATGATGAATGACTTACCAGAACCAGTCGGAGACAGTAGAACACCTCTGCGTTTTCTTACTGCATGCACGAATGCATCAATCTGATAGTCTCTAGGCTGATGTTTTGGTTGTAGTTTCTCTATGAATTGTTTCGCTTCAATCAAAGAGAATTCTGTATCAGAGAACGAACCTTCGTATTCTAGCTCGTATTGTCTGCTCTTGCAGAACTGCTCTAGATGATGATTCAAGCCTGCGTAAAGTAATGAAACAAGCGGGTTGAAGAGTCGAATTTTTCCATCCCAGACTTTGTTCCTGAAAGATGGCATAAACTTAGCGCCAGGTACTTCAAACGTGAAATGGTCCGCTAACTCCATGGCTAACCCGGAGTCGCAGACTATCTTGTTGTATACTTCGTCGTAACGTACCACTCTTATAATTTCACTCATCAACCACCCATTGTAAACTTCGTAAACTCAATAGCGTTCTTGATTATATAGCCTCTGGTTTGAAACGACTTGATGATGGACTCTAGAAATTCGATCTTCTCTTGCTGCATACCAATCTTCAGCGAAAGATCGATGATGTCCTGGTCGCCTTCCATGTATAGAGGAATATCAGCTTTCAGGATCAACCCTCGCGCGGGCATGCGCCAGCCTTTTTGTTTTGTTTCTTCGGTTGGACCCTGAGTGTAGAACTCATGCTTCTCGAGCTTCAACTTCTTCATATCAGACTCGAGTTTTCTAAGGATCACCTTTTCGCCGACGTAGATAGTATAGTACTTGTGATGGAGCTTAGGAATCTTTAGGCTCTCATCAGCAAGTTCTGTTCTATCAATAACGCTATCTTTTTCCCAAGAAGCAAAAACGTCTTCAAATTTCATCATCACACCTTGCTATATCAAAGCTTTATATTACTATAGAAGGTGACAAAAGTCAAGCAATAACTTTAGTAATTTCGTATTTTGTGTACTTGAAAGATGCCGAAGCTTCTACGTAAGCAACGTCTTCATTTGTTGTATTCATTTCAAATCCGGAAATTGTAGTTGGGAAACAATCTTCAAAAACAATTTCGTAGTTGGGTCTTTTGGCGCTCGACAGAATAGTCAACGAAATTTCAGAAGTTGTAGATTCGCCTGTTATTTTTGATTTTGCAACTAATGCTGCGTAAGCGGAGTAAGATTGTTGACCGACTGCTCTTATCCAGTTATCGATTTCGAGATAGTTTTGCATATCTTCGTCAACTCTGAATGTGATAGAAAGATCCCCGAACTCCAAGTGATCACCAAACTGAGGAATGCGAATCAGAGGAGTTGGAATGTTAAATGCCGGCAATGTAAGCTCTGGCAGTGTAACTTTCTGTACGAAAAAATTGATAGTTGGAGCTCTCTTCATAATGAACTTGAAATTGAGAGGACTCAAGAAATTCTTGTTTGTGGGCGTATTATCAACTGCTGACATATGGTTTGCCTATTCTGAATGTTTCACTAGTTTCCATTCGTTATCACCTACTTTTCGGTGAATCTCGTGGTTTAGAATCTTACCTTGTTTTGTTATAGCTACAGTCATAGTATGTTTTTGAGCAGCGTTTGCCATCACAACGTTTCTTACTGCGGAATTAGGATCGTCGCGTTTGTGAGGTCTCGCGTAGATTTTGTGCTCGTGACTGTCAACATACGTTTTGTAATCGGGATGACTCGTGATAGATTTCATCTGACGTTTGTTAAAAATTTCACCAGGCGAAGAATAAGATTCGTTGATAAACTGTTTGAATGAAAGCATTGTCAATCCCCTTTCAAATATTTATACAAAAAAAAGGGGAGCCGCGAAGCTCCCCTTTCTAGTTTGCGGCTTGAAACCGTCTTGTTTATCCCCACCTTCAGATGAGTGGGGTATTAATCACATCAGGTTATTTACGATAACGCGACGGTAGTAGAGGTTGGTGTTGAATGTAAGAGCACCCGAACCAACTGTTAGACCCTGGGCGAATGGATTTGCTACCATGCCATAACGAGTCTTGAAGCCGATTTTTGGCTGGAAGGTTGACTGGTCAACAGCGCGGACCATCTGCAGAGGAACGTATGGGCAGTAGAACAGACCAGCGTCGAAAGCAGAAGAACCCTTATAACCGATCGTGATATAGTTGCCACCGATTGCATACGGATCGATGTAAACCTTCAGACGACCATTGAGAACACCAGCAAAAGTATTACCTGTGTCATCAACGTTGAGGTTGTTTGAGTTGAGGGCAGGAGCGTAGTCAAGAACACCAGCCATCTGTAGAGCCGAAGCAACGTCGGACGAGCAGATAACGATGTTACCCTTACCACGACGAGTTGTACGAGCGATAGCATTAGCTTCACGTTCCAGCTGGAACATTAGACCCTTGAACTTTTCAACTGACCAACGACCGTTTGAGTCGGTGTCGAGGTCGAAAATACCAGCAGTTGTAGTATTGTCCTGAGCGCCAGTTACGGCAGTGATGTTGATCGTACGAACAACTTCACGGTTGATTTCAGCCATGATTTCAGCTGAAAGGATGTTAGCAAGTTCTGTTTCAGCATCAAGACCATGAATAGCCTTTAGATCCTGAGCCAGTTCCATTGTGTACTCAGCCTTCAGGGCACGTGACTTCGCAGTTACAGTTACCTTCTCGATTGAGAAGCCCATCTGAGCGAATGCAGTGTTACCGTCGGTTCCGAGAACTTCAGCCTGAGCTGTTGACATACCCGTGCCGGTGTTATATCCGTTAACAGCTGACATGATAGAAGTATTAGTATCACCTGGGATTGTACCAACAAACTTCTGACCGAACGAGTTAGCACCTGAAGTTACAGATGTGAATGTTGAGTCAACTTCGTTGTAGAAAGTTTCGCCACCAGCTCTTGTGTTACCAATTGCAGATGTGTTACCAAGAGCAGCAGAGTTGCCGTACTTCGAACGCATTGCAAAGATAAGTCCTGTTGGACCTGTCATTGGC